TTACCATTTGCAACCACCTGTTTTGTTGCGTTTTACCAAATCAAGACAGATTTTATGAATGGAATCATTTTGCATTTGTGGAATTTTATCCAATGCTAACACAATGGAATCTATACATACAAAGTCCGTATAGCTCATATCTCCTCTTATAATTCCTAATAGAAATAAATCACCTGATATTGACAAATTATATACAGGAAAAGATTCTGGATCATATTCTCCACTATTTCTGACTTTCAAGTATTTAAATTCTATTAAACGACCTATTATCGTTTTTATCTTATAACTTGAAATATCTTCTATATTTAGTTTAGAAAAATAATAACTTAAACTTTCTTTTCCTTCTTTCTTATCTGCTATCCTCAAATTAACAATCTCTTCTATTTTTTTATAAATCTCTTCTTTACTTAAAACAGTATCTTTTTGGGTTTCTATTTTTTCAGAAAAGACAATACCTTTTTTAGGTGTATTAAAACAACTTAAAAAACATATACCTATTAGTAAGCTATATAGAAATATTTTCTGGATCATAATCTTTTATAATTTTAATTACGTCTATTTTTTTACCTAAATCCGTAACACGAGTTTCTACTATTTCTGTATTAGTGTGGGGTTCACTATTTTCAGGAATGACAGTAATTTTATAGAGTTTTTCTATTTTTTTGAAAACACCATCCGTTTTTACTTTTCCTTTAAAAAATAATTACCTGTGCGGTTCACACCACAAGCTACAAGCTCGCGGTGTGAAGCCACACGGGCATTTTTTCCGCTAGCAGGGGTTATAAGAATAATTACCTGTGCGGTTCACACCACAAGCTACAAGCTTGCGGTGTGAAGCCACACGGGCGATTTTTTCTTTTAGGAATAAAAAGAAAATTCTCAGAGGCGAGTCGCCTCCGCCTCCCGTACGGGTGGTTTTTGCTTTCTAGGAATAAAAAAATAGATTGTCAGGGACAACAAAGAATGGACTCTTCCGTGATTAAATAAGTAATTGTTTAGTAGTTTTTTTCAAAAGAAGTGTTCAGTTGTTTTGTTTCACGAAAGTCCTTGCTTTAGCGTAAGGATCACGAAAGAGTATCTTTGTAGTTGGTTGGTAAAAAAAGGAACTGCCTAAAAGACAAATTCAGCTAAAAACACAAATAAAATAAAAATATATAAAGAGATGAAAAAATTGCAAAGGGAATCATTCTCTTTGTTTTTTTTTTGTTTTTAATCAGGATAGGCAGAGGTGCTCTTTCAGGAAAGCACCCCTACGCTTTTCCCAATTCTAAAATAAAAACGCAAAAAAATCTAATTATTTATTAAAAAGAGATGAAAACTTGGCGTATTCAGGAATGTTTATTCGTATCTGATACCTTACTATCTTGGTTAGTGGGTAAGTAGTTGAGAACAATTACTCACTACTAACAACAAGAAAAATACATTAAGATATGAATTGATGAGAATAAACATTGTTAGTATAGTAATATTTTGTTTGCTTTTAGGTAGTGACAAGAGGCTATCTGGAGCAAACTTCAGATACCCTCTTGTTTTCCTAGAAAAATTAAAACGCAAAAAAAATCTAATTACTATATAAAGAACTTCATTTTTAGATAAAGCTGTCAGAAAATTCAAAGAACATTTTTTCTTAATTCTGGTACAAAGATAGTTCTTTTTTTTTCTTTGTCAAGGGGTCAATAGGGAAAAAGGGCGTTTTTGAACACGAACTGTATTCATTACTTCACGAACTGCATTATTTAACACAAAATTAGTTGGAAAGGAGGTACCAAATGAGGTGGTAAGAGAGGGCAGACTGCTGTATTTGAGGAAAATGAGAGAGTGTACGCTTTTCTATACAGAGGGCTTTTTCGGGGATAAATAGTTTTTTTAATTGGGTGTAAAGGGATTTATCAAGGGTATCTATACGTGATAGGTGAGGGGTATATTGTTCTTTTCTATCTATAGATACCATCAAATGTGGTACATACAGGTGTATTTCTGAGTATGCTTTATAGGGTAAAGAGGTATCCGTATAGGTATGCGTACGGATAAGGATATCCTCAAGGTGGCTATCTTCGGGTCGTGATTCTAGGAAGATACCTCCGGAGAGCTGTTCTCTGATGGGAGAGAGTGCATTGAAAAGGAGAGAAGCGCATTGTAACATAAAGGAAGGATTAGAGCCATAGTCTGGAATGGAAGGGGTTGGTGTCCCATTTTTGGATTTGTCCTTGGCATCGGATTCTTTTTCCCTGAGGGTCTTCACAGATGCAAATAGGGGTTCCTACGGGCAGTGGCGGGGTGCTTCTGGGTAGGAAAACGATAGAGGAGAAGCGATGGAAGGAGCTATTGGCGGTTTGTATGCGTCGGAAAGAAGCGCCAGCGAGGAAAGCTTGTTGTCCTTTGGCATTGACCTGTTCCCTACAGCGAGCGTGTAAGCGTAGGGAAGGAGTAGGGGCGTTCCAGCAACCTTGGTCGTCCTGCTGGCTCTGGGGGAGGTCGTAGTAGAAGAGATAATGAGGATACATTTTTTTTCTTTTAAGGGGGGCGAGTCGCCCCTGACAATTTTTTTTCTTTTAAGGTGCGAGCCGCACGGGCATTTTTTTAAAGGCTAGAAATAATTCTCAGAGGGTACGGGGTGTGAAGCCACACGGGGGGCGAGTCGCCCCTGACAATTTTTTTCTTTAAGAGTGTTATAAGAATAATTACCTGTGCGGGTGAATACTAGGCACAAGGTACGAAGCCGGTGTGAAGCCACACGGGCGATTTCTTTCTTTTAAGAGTGTTATAAGGTACGAAGCCGTACAGGCGATTTTTTCTAAGCTAGAAAAATTCTCAGAGGATACGAGGTGCGAGCCGCACGGGCATTTTGTGCTTTTTATGAGCTATAAGAAAGAGTGGCGGGGGGCGACCCGCCCCCCCCTCACCATAGATAAGAACGGTTATGTAGGGTGGGTTTGGGAGGTTTAGGGAAGAGGACGTTGGGCTTATTGAGTTCGTAGCAGAGGGCGGTATAGAACTCCTTGAGAGCGTCGAGGTTCCACGACTGGGAGAAATCGCCTTGGGCGACCTTATGAGCGGAGGCGCTCAGGAGTAAGGAAAAGTGCTTGTACATAGCCAAGTCACAATCTCCTATGGAGACCTCCCCCTGAGGAGGGAGGTTTTCCTTTAGGAGCATCAGGTCGATGGTTTCCTGAGGGACGCCACAGCCTAGGAGAGACTTGAGGAGGTATTCTTGATTGGTCATAGGCATTGGGTTAGTTCAGGTTCCAGTTTTGGCTACTGATTTGCATCAGTAGGGAGCGAGGGGCGAGGTTCCAAGTAGGGAAAAGGTTGGCGATTCCTTCGGTAACTTCCTTGACGGGGTTTTCCTTAGCATATTTTTTGATAAGGGTATGTCCGTGTAGGACTTTGAGGGTGTCGGAAGCGGGGAGTTTCAGGTCGATAGGGGCTTTCCAGAAGGTGTTTCCTAGGGTTTTGCTTTCGGAGAAGAGGATGACATCGTCAGCGAAAGGATTGCCAGTAATGCGTGTTCCGTTGGCTTGTTCGAGGGTGATATTCTGGTCGATAAGGATAATCTGAAGTCCTCGGAAGATTTCGGTACGTCGGGCAAGGAAAGCGTTGAGGGTACTGAGGTCGGGAGTGTTGGAAATGCCCGCAACGGAGTGTAGTAGGGAAGCGCAGTTCTTGATGACCTCGTCTTGGTTGATGAGCTTGGCAAAGGTATCTATGTTCATAAAGGCATATTTGTACTGAACGCCGTGCTTATCTCTGCCTATCTTGAGGGCTTTAGGGAAGTCCTTGGAGAGGGGTTTTCCGTCGGTGGTGGTGTGGTAAGGGGTGGCGACGCCGATTTTCTGAGCTGCGGGGATGAGATAATCGACATTGAACTGATTCATAGTGGAAGCGTTATTCTCCTCGGTGAAGGCTACCTTTCCAAGGGATATCTGTTGTAAGGCAATCCACTCGGCACGTGCGGCGATACTTTCCCAGCAATAGCGGGTATCTTCCGCCCAAGCTTCGACCATAGCGGTATTGGGGGTATTGGGAGAGGCGCTGGCGATCATCAGGTCATAATCGGTCAGGTCGGTTTCATTCTTCTCGCGTGCGATAGAGATTTTAGGTATTTCACCGGAGAGCTTCGTGGCAGAGGTACGCGCCTTGGGGGTGAGGGGGTTGCCACGGGAGACGAGGTCGGCAGCGAGGCGGATGCCAGCGTGTACTTCAATCATCTTCCAAGTGAGTAGGTGGGTCTCCCGCAGAGGGAAGAGGGTAGGGTAGTAGAAGTCATTAAGGTCATAAGTGCTTACGACCGCTTGCATATCGGCTTGGGTGAGGCCGACCATAAGAGAGTTTTGCATAAATATAAAAAGTTTGAGGGATTAGGTGTTAGGGATTAGGGGCTAGGTACGAAGCCGTACAGGCATTTTTTTAAGAGCGTTATAAGAATAGTTACCTGTGCGCCTCCCCCCGATAGCAGGGGGGAGAGAGGTTTTTAGAGGAGTTTTTTGCCGGAGAAGATTTCGGGTTGTTTTTGGGCTTTTAGGTATAGGGCCACTTCCTTGGAGAGGGTAGGGTTGTCCTTGTGTGGCTGTAAGGGGGGTGTTTCGCTGGCGAGTTCTCGGTGAGAGAGGGCTTGGTTGGCTAGGAGGATATCGGCTTGTTTTTCGCGGAGGAAGTGTTCGAAATCCTCTTGAGAGGGGAATTGCATCAGGGCGAAGTCCTTGAGGGTCTGCTGAGTGAAGGTAGGGTCTTGGCAGAGGGTAAGGGCGTCCTTGAGGGCTAGGGTGCGCGTCTGCTGGAGTTGCTGGCTCTGGTAGCGGTCTATTTGTTTCTGTAGGGGAGCGACGGCTTGGGCGACAGCCTGGGCGATATGCTCGGCAAGTGTCTCGTTAAGAGGGGTAGGCTCCATAGTAGGGGTCTCCTCTATGGACATTTGTTCGGGGGTGTTTTCTAAAATAGGATTCATAATATAAGGGGTGCGAAGCCGCACGGGCGTTTTTTTTCTTTTTGGGGTTAAAAAATAGTTGTCAGAGGGTACGAAGCCGTATGGGCAATTTTGGGGCGGGTCGCCCCTGACAATTTTTTTCTTTTTAAAAGGCTAAAAAATAATTCTCAGAGGGTGTGAAGCCAGTGCGAGTCGCACAGACGTTTTCTTTCTTTTTGATGTTAAAAAATAGTTGTCAGGGGGGTGTGAAGCCGTACAGGCATTTTCTTTCTTTTTAAAAGGCTAGAAATAATTGTCAGGGGTGACTCACCCCTAAGAAGTATTTTTTTCAACGGTGCAAAGATACAACAATAAACAACAACAAACAAATTTTTAGAGGTTAAATACATAACAATTGTTTGTTAATGAATGTTAATAAAATGAAATTAACTTCTGTAGCTGTTAATTAAGTTAATTGTAAGTTAAAAACGTGTTTTTTTTTTTTTTTTGTATAAAATAGTTACATTTGTGCCGGATTTCAGACAAGCCTTATTTAGATTTAAGTACTAATAATCATTGACACCAAGCTGTTGGAAATCTCATCGATTAAAATTTTTTCACTAATTGCCCTACGCCGAGAGATGTGGGGTAATTTTTTTGAACGTAAGGGTCAGGGGAGCCAGATAGTGGGGCTGGGTAGTGATAGGGGGTTGTAGGGAGTGCTGAAGGCACTTGACAAGGAAGGCGCTTTCCTTATGTGAGGGGTCTATCATCTTGAGGGTGATAGGTTCCTTGTTGCTCAGCAGTGCGATTAGGAGGGATAGCTGCTCTTGGGCATCCGCTTGGGAAGGGAGGTGTAGGTACCCCTTGAGGGTGATAGGGGGCGCATTGGAGGAGGAGAGGTCATATAGTCCGGTTACTTGGGTGATATAGATGCCTAAGGAGGCTATAGGGGTATGGTTGAGGTAATAAATCATATAGGGAGTGTATTAGTTAAACTTCTGGAAGAAATCTTTGAGTTTGCCATTTTTTTCATATTGATAAAGAGCAGCGATAATCCACTGTGGCGGGTATTTTCCTTTGGATAGAATAAAGATATGCTTGACGGCTTTGCTCACGGGATACAATAGGGTCATTGCCTGTAGGGAGCTCTCGAAGACCTCAGTGACGAGGGAATCGCCCAGAGGTACTTCCAAGGAGGCGAGAAGGAGGTATACGGCGCCTATCTGTAGGAGCATCAGGGAATTTTTCATCAAGAAACGGTCTATCTGGAAAGAGCCTCTGCGGAGGTGGTAGATAGCCCCTACGCACATCTGGAGGAGGCATACACACAGCAGAGCACCTAGGAAGCTCTGGTGGTGTTCGTGCCACGCGCATAGGTACTTATAGAGGACAATCAGGGGGGTGCTCTGCCAGAGGAGTTGCCAGAGGTAATGGAGCCTATCGCGCCACGAGATGGGCTGTTCAAAACTGAAGAAAAGAATGAGTGCAGTGATAAAAGACATTGTTTTGCTATTACAGATTAAATAAAGGGGGGGGGCGAGTCGCCCCTGACAATTTTGGGGCGGGTCGGTGTGAAGCCACACGGGCAATTTTTTTTCTTTTTGGGGTTAAAAAATAGTTGTCAGAGGGTACGAAGCCGTACGGGCTTTTTTTTGCTAATAATATTTGTCAGGGGGTGTGAAGCCAGTACGAGCCGTACAGGCGTTTTTTAGTTAAAAAAAGATTGTCAGGAGCGACCCGCTCCCATACGGGCAATTTTTTTGCTAGGAATAAAAATAAATTCTCAGAGGCGAGTCGCCTCCCACACGGGCAATTTTCTTAGCACAAGCTACAAGCTTGCGCCAGCATACAGGGGCTTTCTAGGAATAAAAAAATAATTGTCAGGGGTGACTCACCCCTAGGGGTTCTTGAGCGATGCCAGCGCGTGCGATAGCTTCTTGGTGTGATATCAGGGGCTTGCCACCACAGGCTTTGAGCCAGTAGTCCAGCTGTTTGTCCTCGCTATTGAGGCTATAGGGTGTAATCTCGGGCTGTACCTCTAGGGAGTCGCAGGCATCCTTAAGGGGTAGGTGTAGCTGAGCGATATAGGCTTTGAGGACGTTGATACGCCTGGCGAGGTACTCGTCGAATATCTCACGCTTGTACTGTACCTTCAGGTGGGCGTCCATAAAAAGGAGCTTGAGGGCTACGCCAGAGATGCCCCCTACCCTGCGGACGCTCTCAAAGGAGATGTCAGGAGTCTGGGTAAGGGTATAGATCAGCCTTAGCAGGGTGTCAATCTCTAGGGAGACTGACTCAGGGGCATTGTGCCAAGAGACGTACTCCATAGAAGATTCCTTATCCCCCTCGATAACAGCGCCCGATTCGCCCTTCTGGCTCCAGCCGTGGATGGTACCCTTGACGAATATTTTCGGGCTGGCGTGGTAGTCATTGGTATCGGCGAAGTTGGATAGCAGGTGTTCGAGCCGTTCGATAAGTCCATCTACTCCCTTGGTCTCGTGTCCCTCTTGGCAAGCATAGATGACGGGAATTTTTCCGATAGGGTTTGCCTTAGGGTATCCCTCTACGGGGATATACTGCCCATTGACCTGCTTGAAAAGGTAATGCAGATGTGCGGTATAGGTCTCGAAGTAGTAGGTGTCAGGAGCACCTACCCTTTTGTATTCTCTGGAGAAGGCTACCATATCGCCTACCTCATTATAGTAAGGATATAGGGTGTCCCCTAATGCGGGGGATAGTAGGGTACACTTAAGAGTAAATAGGGTAGTATTTTCTCCTCTAGAAGAGTGCCTATTCAGGGGTACAGGATACCATAGTTCCGCACACTCTCCATAGCTCATCACGTTGCGTGCGATACGTCGGTTGAGGGAATCGGTTTTTGCCTGTAAGAGGATGTGCTTTAGGTGCTTGAATACCTGCTGTTCTTGAGGGTCTTTGGGGTTGGCGAGGTAGGCTACGGGGTTTCCGAATAGGAAAGCTACAGCGCGCCCTATGATGAGCTCTTGCAGGGGCAAGGCGATGCGAGCTACGGGTTCTATACGGGTGGTGGTTACCCCGTCAATCTGTTCGCTTACGTGCTTATCCCTTCGGATAGCGGGGTTAAGCACCTTGTGAGCTTTCAGGTCAAGGGCTTTGCGAGCGGAGTCGAGGTCAGGGAGCGGGAGGGAACGTCCGCTCTTGAGTTGGGCAACAAAATCATTCATAGGGGTTTTTTTTAGAGGGTTCTGCCGAAGAGGGTGGCGATATCGGAGGCGTTGGACTTGTGGGGATTTCTGGCTTCTAGGGTTCCAGTGAGGGCGTCAGGGGCGTCGTCGTGAGGGTTTTTGCCGGTGCGTAGGTATCCGGTGAGGTCACGGGCGAAGTCGGCAAAGCGTTCTTTCCATCCTATGGGCATCTGTATGAGTAAGGGGGCAGAAGCGGCGTAGGTGAAGATGCGGGTAGCCTTATGGGCGCGCTGGTAGAAGGTCTCCACGCGGATGGTGGCGTGTCCTATCTCTAGGCAGATACGCTCGAGGTTACGGGCAAAACTACGTCCGCCATTATTACTCTCTACAAGGCAGTGGGTAATGAGGTGCTTTTTCAGTAGGGCAGCTACAGCAGTTTCTGTCTGTTCCATAGGCTTCTGTGTATAGAGTACGTCGAGGACGTAGTTCGCATCGTCAGCTTCTATATAGCAGATAGCACATAGGTAATCAGCCCCCGTATCGGCGGTATCTATATAGGCTTTTCTAGTACCTTTGGGTAGCTTCTCTTGAGGGTTGTACTCAGTGAAAGGCTCATACATCAGTCCTTCTTGAGGCTTAGGATCTTGCTGATAGAGGGATTCGAATACCTGAGGGTTGCGCTTACGGGAGGCGAGGAGCTTCTGTAGGGCGTGTTTTTCAGGCCATAGGGGTTCTCCTTCGGCTCTGGGATCGGTAGCAGAGGGAGCTCCTATCTTGATGGCAGGGAAGGTAATGAGGTGCCACCCTTGAGGGTTGTTCTCGGGGTGATAGGTACCTTCTTGGTCGAGGAGCTTTCCGGCAAGGTCGTCGGGGTGCCATCGTGTCATTACAAGGAGTTGCTGGCTGAGGTTATGCAATCGGGTATGAGCGACGGTCTCGTACCAATCAGAAATGCGTTCGCGTATGGTGGGCGACCAAGCGCTTTTGGGGTCCTTATAGAGGTCGTCCATAATGAGGATATCCACGGGTTCGCCAGTGAGGGCGCCTCCTACGCCAAGGGTCTTGAACCCTCCTGAGAATCCTACACACTCACATTCGTCGGCATTGCGTACCCAAGAGCCCTTAGGGGTAGGGGCATCGTGTGCTAGGCGGGTGTTGGGGAATAGCTGGTGGTACTCAGTGGAGGAGATTACCCTCTGGAGTTCTCGGTTGAACTTACGCGCTTTGGCGGCGGAGTAGCTGACGATAGCCACGCGCTTGTGAGGGTTGAGCCCTAGGAGAAAGGCGGGGAGCCTACGGGTGGCGCCCTCACTCTTGCCGTGCTGAGGGGGCATACATATCATCAGCTTCTGGATACGCCCTAAGGCAAAATCCGTCAGGGTGCGGTAGTAATACTGATGAAATCCAGCAGGGGCAAAACTAGGGAAAGTGAACTGGGTAAAAGCCAGCAGGTCAGCACGTTCTTTTCCGAGAACTACATTTAAGTTGTTTTGTTCTAATTCTGTAGTATCTTCATTGTCCCACTCAGCGATTTTGGCAAGGAGTGTAATGGCGGCGATTTGTTCCCTAACGGCGGGGAAAAGGGTCTTATCGCCTTGTGTAATGGGGTTTGCCTGAGCGATATCCCATAAGATAGAGAGAGCCTCTTGTTTCAT